GAAAAAATTTGGGCATGATACTACTACAGGGGGGGCGAGATGAAAAACAGCAAGGGGAAGGGGGCAGACGTGGGGGCGTCAGCAGGCCCGCAGAGGCCCTGGGCGCAGGAGATTGAGCAGATCCTGGTCGCGGATCTGATCCCATACGCACGCAACGCCAGAACGCACTCAGAAGAGCAGGTCAGGCAGATCGCCGGAAGCATTCAGGAATTCGGCTTTAACGTGCCCGTCCTGATCGACGGGCAAAACAGCATCATTGCCGGGCATGGCCGCGTACTGGCGGCCCAGCGGCTTAAACTCAACACCGTCCCATGTATCCGCCTGACGCACCTGACAGACGCCCAGCGGCGAGCCTACATTCTGGCGGACAATCGGATCGCCCTGAATTCGGGCTGGAATGAGGCGATGCTACAGGTGGAACTGGAGGAACTGCGCGCTGATGAAGTGGATCTTGGGTTGTTGGGCTTTGAGGCTGGGGAGTTGGAAAAGCTGCTTAACCTCATGCCGACAGACGACGCCCCGCCGGACAGCAGCGCGAAAGAAATCAATCCAGACGAATTTTCAATGCAGGCTAAATGCCCGAGGTGTCAATTTGAATTTGATCCAAAAACCTGATTGTGTGTGGTCCCTTGCGGATCTGGCCAGCGTGCCACAAAACGGCGTAAAAGTAAGGATAGCCAATGACCGAAATCCTAACCGACCCGCAGCGAGTCCGCGGTGACCTGCGAAAGATCGAGCAGGGCATCCGCCAAGGCTGGAGTATTCCAGACGCCGTGTTCCACAAGGCGGCTATCATTATTGCAGGCATTCTGCAGAACGGAACCAACCGCGAAAAGATCGCGGCAGCTCGCGCGTTGGTGGCAATGAATGAACAGAACAATCCGGATCCCGTGATAATCGCGCACCAGCACCAGCATTTGCATCAGCACGTGCAGCCCGTTGCAGCACTGCAGGAGACCGACATTGAACGAAAGCGACGCGAGCTGTCTGGCCGAATTGCTCGCCTCCGCTGAATCGCCAGACGATTTGCAAGCGGTCGAACAACTGCTGGCAGAACAGGAGGCACGACGGGCACGGCAGCCGAAATGGACAGCGGCGACACTGGCAGAGGTGGCAGACTTTTTCGGGCTTGCGTTGCAGACCGTCAAGCAATGGCGGACTGAATCGCCACCCATGCCGGGCGGTGAAGGCGGCTATCCATTGAAGGAAGTTGTGGCGTGGCGACTGGCAAAGCTGCAGAGTAACAGCACCAGCGATGCGAAGAAACTGGCAGAGGTGGAGGCTATCAGGCTGGTGAACGAGCGGCGAACAATGGAGAACGCACACAAGCGCGGCCTATTGATCGAGCGGGAGGAAATTGAGCGCGATATGTCCTTGCTGTGGTCTCGATTGTCGGCACGCCTGCAGGGTATCGGGGAACGAATTGCGGGGCTGGTTCCAGCCGAAATGAAGGCCACAACAAAGCAGCGCGTTGAGCAGGAAGTGAGAGTGATTCAAAAGGAATTCACCGACGGGCTGGAGGAGTTGGTAAGTGAGTAGGTTATGTGTGGAAGTCTGCCGCGAAATGATGCGGCCGCGGATTCTTCAATCCGCTGGCGACTGGCTTCGCACGTCGTTCTATGACATCACCGGCCGGGCATTCGACGAATCGATGGTGCCGTGGGTTACCGCTCCGCAAGGCCCATGCTGGGCTTACGATTCAATCCAGTTCAGAACAATCTGGCTACAATGGGCGGCTCGAATGTTCAAAACCAACTTCGGGCTGGCAATGCTCATGCGGTCAATGGACCAGCGGCCCGAAGAGACGATGTTCGCGACGCCGGACGAAACCAACTGTAAGAGCGTGTTTGGCCGTCTATGGCAGATGCTGGAGAATTGCCCACGACTGCGGGATCAAGTGCCGATCCGCCAGCGGCAGTCTAAGACCAGAATTCAGCTGCGCCGTTCGGTTTGTCATGGCGCTTGGCCTCGTGGCAAATCGCGACTGGCTGACAAGTCGATCCGCGTGGCACACGGAAACGAAATCGATAAATGGGTGATGGAATCGTCGAGTACAGAAGGTGACCCGCAGGAGCGATTCCGCAAGCGCGGTGCGGAATACCCGGACAGAAAATTCGTGATGGAGTCAACGCCATCAGTCCGCGGCAAAAGCAACGTGGAAACCGGGGTGCTGGGATCAACACACCACCGCTATCACGTGCCGTGTCCGCACTGCCACAAATTCCAGGCGATCGAATTTGGCGACGGCACCGGCCCGGGCGGCATCTTCTTTGAGAAGCTGCCTTCCGGCCAGTCGGATAAAGAGCTGGCCCGCAAGACGGCTCACTATGTCTGCCGCTTCTGTGAGGGTCGCATCGACGATATGCACCGGCCGGAAATGATGATGCGCGGCGTGTGGGTTCCGGCTGGCTGCGAGGTAGATCACGAACGGGCAATGGAAGCCCGCGACCTCCCGCCAGATGATATGTCGTGGTTGCGTGGTGAGCCTCGCAATTGGGGGCAGGATTACGGCTGCCAGATCAGCGTTTTCTATGCCCTATTTCATGGCTGGGGCTCGATTGCGGCCGACTTCGTTTCCAAATGCAAAAACCCTGCAAAGCTCCGCCAGTGGATCAACGAAGACAAGGGCGAAACATGGGAACCGCGGCGCACGAAATCAACGCCGGAGCGAGTAGGTGAACGACTGAAAACGCAGTTGCCCCGCGGCATTGTGCCAGTCTGGGGGCGGCTGCTCACTGTAACCATCGACCAGCAGGCGGCAGAGGGTGGCTACCGGCTCTGGGTTGTCATAGCTCATGGCGCGGACTGGCGGTCTCATGTTGTAGATTACGGCCTCACGCAGACGCTTGATGAAATTTGGCAGGCGACAATCTGCAGGGCTTACGAGCACGAGGACGGTGGCAACTCCATGCGGCCACATGCTGCAGCGGCAGACTCCGGCTGGGATACCAAGGCTACATACGATTTCGCCAACCGTCACGATGGCTTTCTTGCTATTAAAGGCGCCAACCATGACCTCGGCGGCAAGCCTTACCGGCTGTCTTCGGTGCAGGAAGGCGACCACGCAGGGCAGACGCTGCTGACGGTGGCCACAGACTTCTGGGAGACTGACCTGCAAGCCCGTTTGGACGACCGAACGCCAGTAGATCCCGAAAGCCTGAGCATCTGCGCCGGGGCGGATCGAGACATGGAATTCCTCGAACAACTCTGCAACGCCACGCTGGGCGACAAAGTGGACACGCGAGGAAACGCCAAACTGCTCTGGGTGAAGAAAAACGAATCGGCCCCAAACGACTTTCGTGACGCGATTCGCTACGGGCTGGCCTTGGCGGTATGCTACGCGGAAGAAAACGGCGGGTTTCCAGCACGATCAGAGATTAAGACTCAAAGGACCGTAGTCAATGCAGGCGAGACACGAAGCGACGGGAGGCCCTGGATTGAATAAGCCATCAAAGCATCGGCCAGCAGCCGCGACCACACAACCACAACAGCAACGGCCTGTTGTCGAGTTACCACCGACCACGCAGGGCGAGGAGATTGAGATCCACCGCCGCTGTCCTATTTGCTGGGAAGGCCGTGGCGGCTACGGGCTGGCGTATTCAACGCAGGGTAAGACTAGATACTACCGCTGCTGCAAGTCGGCAAAGCCCGGGCTGGGACCGTGCGGCCACACATGGACCGTTCGCGTGCAACTGGAAACCATCGTGATTCAGCATCGTGTTGTGAGTCTCGACGGTCAGCGGTGACCACTGGTAAAGCTGGTATGTGATTTGGCGCGCACTGCCGCACAATTGGCGGCATGGCATCACCACAAGAACTTTTAGACGCAACTGAGCAGGCAATTCTGAACTGCCTGACTGCGCAGGATTATACGGTCGCCGGACGCAGGAAGCAGATGGCGCAGCTGCGCGACCTACGTGAATTGCGGCAGCAGCTCAAAGACGAAATCAGTGCTGGCAGCACCAGCAGCGGCGGCATGGCAACCCTTCTTTCGCTTGGGGAGCCTTCGCTGTGAACATCCTTGACCGCGTGATCGGATTTTTCAGCCCTGAGGCTGGCGTCAGGCGTGCAGCAGCCCGGGCAAGTCTGCAGCAAATCAACCAACTGATCGGCACGCCGAACGGCCCATACGCGGCTGCAAATCGTCACCGACTCAACGCACGCAACCGGATCGTCTGGCGAGAAAACGACGTTGACACGTCGCGAGCGCAAAGCCTGCGTGCGGATTCCTGGCAGCTTTACCGGGACAACCCAAACGCTCGCAAGGTGGTACGCACAATCGTCGCGAAAACCATCGGGCGCCACGGAATGCAGCCCGAATCCTTGGCGATGAATGCCGACGGAACAGCCAACATCGCCTTCCGCGAAAAGGCACAGGAGCTGTGGGCGCGGATTCAATCCGGCTTCGACCTTCGCGGTTTGCCGGGCAAGGGGGGTCAGACGTTCGCGGGATTGCAGAAGCTGGCCCTGCGCAATGTCATTCTCAGCGGCGACATTCTTTACCGGCTGCAGCCGATCAGCGAGCAAAAACAGCAGGCGCATGATCTTCCCGTGCCGGTTGCCCTGCAACTGATCGACACTTGCCGACTGGCTGACGAATCGGAACTCGTGGCCGAAGCAGTCACCGAAGGTAACACTGTTTTCCGTGGCGTAGAGTTGACCGAACTTGGCGAGCGTGTGGCCTATCAC